TTCTTACGGCAAATTCGTGGTTTCAGTAGATCTCTGGCTAGAATTTGAAAAAAAGTTTTTTTTTTGTGGGAATAGACGTAATAGACGTAATGCCGTAATAAGTGAAAGAAATCAAGGGGTTACAACTACACACTTCATCACACTATGTCTACAGACGTAATTCACATAAAAATCGCGCGCACTTCTTTTTTGAAAAAAAAAAAACTTACTCTTGGGTAAAAAACTCTATAGGAACCTGAAAAAATGAACAAAGGTGGACGACCGACCCGGGTCAGCAAGGTTTTGCAACAGACGAAGATCCCAAAGACCGAGATGGGGTCGATAAATGACAAGTTGGCCGTGACGGTTCCTAAATTTGAGGACCAGAACAAACCCTTGTCGCCACGCGAGTGGAAGTTTGTGCAGGAGTTTGTTGCCGGTTGCGGCGAAGTCTCTTTAAAAGAGGCCGCGATCCGTGCTGGATATACCGAGGCCCGCGCCAATCAAAATGGCCATGACCTGACAAATCCGAAAAAAAACCCGCATATTGTTGCTGCGATACAGGAATACCGAGGTCAGTTGGCCGCGAAGTACGGAACGACATATGAACGGCATATGCGGGATATGCAGACCATACGTGACGCAGCATTAGCGGCGGGGGCATACGGCGCTGCCGTACAGGCGGAGTATCGACGCGGACAGGCCCTGGGCACGATTTACGTGGACAGGAAGGAAATCCGCCACGGTACGATTGACTCAATGAGCCGCGAGGAGGTCGAGCGCAAGCTGGCAGAACTAAAAGCCTTGTATGGTGGACCGCCGCCAAAAGAGATCATTGACCTTCCGATGACGGAAGTGGGCAAGTCGCTTGAAGTGGACCCGCCGTTTGACCCAACGCAAACCTTAAAGGACTTGAGTGAAGCCAGAACAATCGTTGTACAACCGCTTGCGGGAGAACTTGCCACTTTGTCGGATGACCCGGATTGAATCCCGCGTCAATTTGGGGATCCCTGATGTTCTGATCGCGTTCCGTAAGCCCGCAAAGTTTGTGATGCTTGAGCTGAAGGTTGTAAAGCGGGGTAAGCAAGTGGCCCTGAGCCCGCATCAAATTTCCTTCCATATGGCGCACGCGGAACTGGGTTGCCCGACGTTCATTCTGGTCCAGTATCACCCCCCGTGGACGACCAGCGTGGCAAAAGCAGAGATCATGCTCTACCGCGGAGGTCAGGCCGCGGCGTTGCTACGTGACGGGATTGATCTTGAGCCGCTGGAGTCCTGGCCGGCCAATGGTCCGATCTGGAACATGATGCATTTGCGTTTGACGGAGGCGCAAAACACGTTATAGTGGCGGCTCGGGTTCAGCGGTTGAGCCCGACTTAGAAAGGAGGAAGAGATGATTTTGGTCACAAAGTGCTGGGAAGAAACGACCTACGACGACGATGGGGATCCCCTTATCGATGATGGCGGGTTCGAATTTGTTGATGAGCCCTTCGAATTCCGCCACTTGGTCGACGAGCTGCGGATGCACCCGATGCCCTCATCCTGGCCGTTGGAAGGCTCCACATTCGAGTGGGTTTCGACTGAGCCCGAAATGGACAGGTACGGGGTTTGGCGGCAGACCTCAGTCCACTACGCGCAAAAAAACCCTACGCGCAATGCGAAGTACTGGCGCTGGGCGATGAAGGCCGCGGGTCTGATCAAAGGAGACAAAAAATGAAAACCAAGGGTAAGTTCCCCTCCTGGGCGAATGGGCGACAACGGCGCAGGATTGCCCGGCTGGGCGGCACAATAAAAACAAAAACCAATGCGCGAGAATCCCGGGAGCTCCGGGACCGTGAGATTCAGGCCAACTTCAAAGCAGGCCTGCGCCAGCTGGCGGGTTGGATCGCCTTCCGATCCCTGATTGGGGGGATGTTCAAGTAGCCGCTTGACAGGCGGCACAATAGTCTTTTATAGTCTTCGAACCGGGCGCCGTCCGGGCATTCAACCTAAGAAAGTGAGAACGAAAATGTCATTGAAATCATCAGAACTGTTCGAGCAATTGTCCACCCAGCTGGCGAAGGATGTTGCCGACAAGGCCATCATGGAGATGGACTTGACCGATATCATCGCGGACAAATTGGACTATTCCGCAATTGCTGAAAAAACCATGGCCGAGTTGGATTACACGGATCTGGCCAATGAGGTGCTCAATCATCTTGACTACACGGACATTGCCAGCAACCTGGACATGGGCGACCTGGCCCGCGAAGTGTCGGACGAACTCGACCTGGACGATATTGCTGACAACCTGGACGTCGAGAAAATTGCCAGAACCATCCGAAACAATCACGCGGATGAACTCGCAATTGAAGTCGCAGCGCACCTCGCTCGCTCTGACCTGATGTTGGACACAATGGGCCAGATCGCTGATGACCGGATCGCGTCCGTCACCGATTTTCTGATCCCCGAGGCGCGTCGGGCCGTCCTGGCCGCCGACGTGGCGGACCGGCTTAAGCAAAGTGATGACATGCGGGACTTTGTCGGGGAGATTACTCGACAGCTGGTGCGCAAGGAAGTTCGCTCGCTGTTTATCGACCTGGTTAAGCTGATGACCAGTCCGGAACAGTGGCGCGGGGCTGCCCAGGAGGGCCCGGTTGACCTGGGCGAACTCAGGCTCGAACCCGTCCAGTCGACTTGACCAGCTGCGCAACATTAGTTTATTGTTCGAACACGCCGGGCGCGTTGCCCGGCTTAACTAACTCAGAAAGGGATAGCAAAATGGCTCATATGATCGATGAAACTACCGGACGCGCTGCGATGGCCTACACCGGACATACCCCATGGCACGGCCTGGGCCGCGCACTGACTGCCGGGGCCAGCATTGAAGAGTGGACGCGCCAGGCGGGCCTGGAATATAGCGTTCTGGAGTCCGCGGTCGAGTATCAGACCCCGGCCGTGACTGGTCACCAGGTATGGCCGGCCCGCAAAGTCCTGCATCGCTCGGATACCGGCGCGCCGTTGGCCGTAGTATCGAAGGATTACCACGTGGTGCAGCCGAGCGAGGTCATGGGGTTTTTTGCTCGCCTGGTCGATGTCGGCGGGTTTCAGTTGGAAACCGCGGGCGCACTCTCGGACGGGAAGCGAGTGTGGGCCCTGGCCCAGGTCGGAGAGGCTGCGCCGGTCCTGGACGGGGACTTGGTTAAACCCTACCTGCTCCTGGGCACGTCCTATGACGGGACCATGGCCACAATCGCGAAGTTCACCGCGATTCGGGTTGTGTGCAATAACACGATCACGGCCGCGGTCGGCGGATCGGTTAACGGCCGCGGGGTAAAGGGCGAGGCGGAGACTTCGAAGGGTTACCTAAAATCGGCCGTTCGAGTCTTACACTCGGAACGGTTCGACGCCGACGAGGTCCGGCTGCAGCTGGGCATTGTGACCAGCGAATTTGAACGGTTTATGGTGCAGTCGCGCCAGCTTGCCGGCGAGCCCATGACAGCGAATCAGGCGGACGAATTCGTCCAGGCGTTGCTGCAGCCTTATCACCAGGGCAAGTCGGACATTCGCGAGTCGAAAGCATTCAAGCGCACCATGGAGTTATTCAATGGTGCAGCTATCGGTGCGGATATCCCAGGCGTCACGGGTAATCGCTGGGCCATGCTGAATGCAGTCACCCAGCTGGTCGATCACGAGCGCGGCCGGTCCGACAACACCCGGCTCGAATCCGCTTGGTTTGGTACTGGGGCCGCGATTAAAAACCGTGCGCTCGAATTGCTTGCGTTGCCCGCCTGATTCGTTTTATAGTTTGTACCCCGGCCAGCCGGCCGGGTTTTTAACCCTCAGAAAGTGAGAATTGATCATGACTCAGAAAACCGTTCAAACAGTCTCATTCGGCTCGAACACATTCGCCGTCCCCGCGACCGTCAAACTGGCTGACCTGTTGGTCCTAGTCGGACTGCAGGCGATCCGCTCGACTTACCATTCGGATCCGTGGAAGGTGTTCGAATATCTGGATGATGAAAGCACTCAGCTGACAATCGGACAAAAAACCGTATACGCGGACTCGGCCGCGGCCGAAAACGCGAAAAAAGCATATGCGCGAGAGCGCGAGTTAGCGCGTGAGTCGGAGACCGTCAGCGAGTAATTGTTCCTGGTCGACGCGAGCCCAGCAACATAAACCCGGCCCCGGCCGGGTTTTTTCGTTTATGATTGTCACGCGGGCCCAGCCCGGGCCCGATTTAAGAAAGTGAGAATGCAATGCTTAAGACCGTAACCAAGTCTAGTAATTCGAAGACCGGCCCTATCGCGGTGACCTATCGCGCGGGCCAGCATGCCACGTTCGCCACGTGCCCGGCCACGTGCCCATTGAATCCGAAACCCGAAACGAGCTCGGCCGCCATCGATATAACCTACGTCCGGGCCCTATCGCGGGCCGTGCCCATCGATGGGCATGCGTGGACTTATTCACACTTCCATTGGTCGCGATTGCCGCGGCCTCAGCCGGCCCGGACGGTCATTAATTTTTCGGCCGATAGCATGGCCGATGCGGCCGAATGCGTGACGGCCGGCCGGCCGGCCGTACTGGCCGGAGCTCCGGCGGATGGCCGCGACGAATGGCCCCGGGTTTTCAATGGCGTCAAGTTTGTAGTTTGTCCCGAGCAATTGAGCCCGGCCGGCTCCGGGTTCACGTGCCAATCGTGCGGCAATGGCGTGCCATTGTGTGCCCAGCCGGATCGGGATTACGTGATCGTTTTCCTAGCCCATGGCACGGGCCGCAAGCTTGCTGAGGATCCGAATAAACCCGGCGGATGCTATGGGGCCAGCGGGCCCGTGGCGATCCAATGGCATGGCACGCGGGCCAATGGCCGGCCGGATGACGCGCGGGCCGTTCTTACATTCGCGGCCAGTTTGCCGCCGGGCTCATTGTTGCGTCACCATATCGCCGGCGATATCGGCCGGGCCGCGTAATGATTGGCATCCTTGTTTTCGTGATTCATTCGTTTTTGTGTGCGATCATTGGCCCGGGCCCAGCCCGGGCCCGTGATCGTTTTAATCGGAGAAAGTGAGAATGGAAGACCAAGTGAAAACCTATTGGGCCTTGTGGTTTGCCGCTGGGCTCGCGGATGGCATGGCCCCGGCCATTGCGGCCCGGATGGCGTGGCGCATGCTTGACGCGGAGCTCGAACGGCAATGCCAAGGGTTCGACCCGTTCGAATTGTTAGTCGCTCTCGAACTCGCGGCCCCGGCTGTAGCACGTCACGATTTAGGGGCCTTGTCATGAGCCGGGCCGTATACGTTCGCTCGCATCGGGGCCATTCGCTCCGGGTTTCGCACAATCTGGAATATGACGAATATTGCGCAGTCGTCCGGGGCCCGGATCCGGCCCGGCCGGGCCAGCTGGCCGTTCTCGCGAGTTATTTCACGGATGACCTTAAGGATGCGATTACGACCGGCGATCGTGAGCTCGCGGCCGCATTGTGTATCCCTGAAATGGAGCTCGATCGAGCGGATGAATTCGAGCTCCGGAGCTCGGCCGCGCCATAAACCCGGCCAGCTGGCCATTCGAACCCGGCCCCGGCCGGGTTTTTTTTCGTCGTCACTTATGCGGCCCAGCTCGCCCAGGTGGAGCTCGCCCAGGTGGAGCTCGCCCAGGTGGAGCTCGCCCAGGTGGAGCTCGCCCAGGTGGAGCTCGCCCAGGTGGATCTCGGCCAGGTGGATCTCGGCCAGGTGGAGCTCGGCCAGGTGGAGCTCGGCCAGGTGGAG